AGTATTTGTGTTGCGCGCGGGTTGGTTTTAACAGAAACGCGGGATAGTTTTAACTTTTTCTATCAGTAGCCACACACCAAAAACGCAGGATAGTTTTAAATTAAATCTATCCTGCGTTTTTCGTTTAAGTTCAGTTGCAGATAATCAGCTCTTTGGTGTGTTTCGTCCCGTTGTTGTTGATGCTGTAAGTCACGGGGACGGATTCGAGGGTAAAGTCTTTGAACAGGTCACGGATTGGTCGGACGTCGTTTAACGACAGGATAAACCGTCCTTTAATGCCGGTTAAACAATCGCGCAAACGCTCGAAGTCGGCGCGGGAGAACACGCCTTTGCCGTAGTCGGTTTCGTTGCCCCAATACGGCGGGTCGATGTAGAACAGCGTGCCTTTGCTGTCGTAGTGTTTGATGAACGTTTCAAAGTCTTGCCGTTCGATGGTCACGCTCGCCAGCCGTCCGCCAACGGCGCGGATGCGGTCTTCCATTTTCACGAAGTCAAACCGCGCCGGTCGGTCAATGGACACGCCGAACGACTGCCCCGTCACTTTGCCGCCGAAGGCTTGGCTTTGCAGGTAAAGGAACCGCGCGGCGCGTTCGATGTCCGTCAGCGTTTCCGGCGACGTTTTCAGCAGGCGTTCAAACTCTTGGCGACCGGCGAACAGGAACTCCGTTTCCTTATATAAAGTGTCGGGATAGCGGCGGACAATCCGGTACAGATTGACCAGTTCGCCGTTGATGTCGTTGATGACTTCGGCTTTCGGGATTTGTTTGCGCCGCAGAAAGATTCCGCCCATGCCGACAAACGGTTCGGCGTAAATGGTGTGCGGGATTTGTTCGATTTTGTCGATGATCCGCTTTGACAGGCGGAACTTGCCCCCCAGATAGGGGGCAAGCGGTGCTACACGCGTGGTATCAGTTTGTTTTTTCATAAAGCTTCTCCTTTGATAAAGGAGGCTCTGGGCTTTCGTTGTTGTTGCGGTTCAAGACCGTGATGGTGTTCATCGCGCCGCATCGGGGACACTTGATTTCGACCGAAGCGGAGTTCGCTTTGAACAGTAATTTATTGCATTTCGGGCAACGTATTGACTCCATTGTTGTTATTCCGTATATTCGCCCCGCTCGTCGATGAGTGCGGAGCAGTTGATCTGTGCGAGGTGCTTTCTCGCGGCTTCGGGCGTGTCCTCGCCCGAACCTCCGCTTTTTTTATTGTAGCTGGCTACGGAGTTTTTCCAGCCTTGCCAACCATTCCCAAACCGCCGGATAGTCGTTGACATCCAGCCGTTCGAGTTCTTGCGCGACCGCTTTGCCCGCCGTTGGCCAAGCGGGGCAGTCACATCTTGTCGTCGCGCATGAGGTCAAGAAGAGTGTCGCGGTCAGCAGGAGGGCGAGCCGCGATTTCAGCGTTCCGTTTGTTGCGATTCGCTTTGTCTTCCGCATTTTTAGCCCTCTCTTTCAGCTGTCCTATCTTTTGACCGACCATCAGGGCGGCGACGACCGCCGCCCCGATGCCGATTGCCGCGTACACCGTCATTTCTTTTTACGCTTGGCGTACAGGTTGCGTCCCATGACAAACAGCCCCGCCAATCCCGTAATCGCAGAAGTAGCGTAGGTGACCAGTTGTCCCTGTTCGGTCGCGGTCACTTCAATACCACACAATCCCGCGATGGAAGCCGCGACGACAACCGCACCGCCGATCAGCGTGGGACTGACGATTGACTCTTTTTTAATTTCAGACATAATTTTACTCCTCGGTAAGTTCGCAATGCGGCAGGTCTTTAAACGTCCAAGCGCACCCCTGCGTTATCTTGACGTTTAACTCGCCCGCACATTGCCGTTCCAACGCCGCCAAACGCTCCCATGCGGGAGACTTGTCGTCCCATTCTCCGGCGGCGTTCAGGGGAATGGGGTACGGCACGCGGTCATAAGCCCGTGCCGGATTCGTATTGTGTTTGCTTGCGGGATATTTGACCTTCGACCGTCCCGCCGCAAAAGCCGCGTTTTGCTCGGCTTCGTTCCGATGCCCGCAAATAACCGCAAAGTCCATAACCTGCTTTGACATCATCAACCGCGCCAAAGCCTGCAAACGCGAGTCGAGTTCTTTCAAGCACTTTTCAGATTTTTTGCCGAATTTGAACATTCGATTTTTTCCATCGCGATTTTTTCCTTAAAGCAAACCCGCTCGGCGTATTCGCTTTTCTTGCCGATGTTGAACGCGGACACGGGACGAAAATATCCCATCACCCGCGTCCAAACCTCGCACGGTTGGCGTTCGGCATCATTCAGCGTGACAATGTTGCTTTGTTCATCTGCCATAGTACGCCCTGTCAAGCGTGAATGCCCATGCTTGTCAATTCGTCCGCCGTAAAACCCAAGCGGAACAGATAGGCGTGCGGATCTTCGGCTTGATCATAAAGAACGCGGACGTTCTCCGCATCTTCGGCAATGAACTGTTTTCCGGTCAAGACAGGTTCCTCGTCATCGGCAAGCTCGCGGACTTTGACGGAAATAAAACGGTTGTTGTGAATCGCCTGCAACTGTGCGACGGCATCAGCCCCGAACAAAGCAACAGCATTTGTTACATCTTCTTTTGTGTTGTAGTGTTTCGGCAAACCTTTCATTCTTCATTCTCCTCTTCTTTAAAAGTGAAATACCGTCCGATTTTTGTGATTTGAACGGTAAAGGGCAGTTCTTCCTCGTACTCTTTACACTTGTCCATCAAAACGCTTGACCCTGTAAAAATGACCCGCTTTTCGCCGTTGAAGACGATTTGCATCGTTAAACAGTCTTTGCCGCGTTCCTGCTTGGACGGCCCGATTTTAAAAGCCATCAAATCGATGTCCTTGTTCAAGACTTCCTCCATCGTGATGGAATCGCCCTCAAAGGAACGGTCGTCTTTGTGTTTGATTTGACTAAATCTTTTTAATGCCATTTTTTAACCTCTTTAAATCGTTGTGAAGTTCATAGACTTTCAAGTTTTCGGCAAGATTGTGGCAACAGCCGTGTTTGATTAAGCCGATAGCCGACGACACTTTGCCCAAAGCTCCCTCGATTGAAAGCTCTCCCGTTTCCATACGGGCGGGAATGCTTTTTATGCGGCGTTTTAGACGCTTCGCCGTGCGTTTTCTCAAAAGCAAATACTTTTTGAAATGCCTGTATCCAAGCGCGTCAACGCCGCGCGTACAGGGGAAAATATCGGCTTTTGACAATTTCTGTTTTTGTTTGTCTTCAACAAAAGCGCGGACTGCTTTTTCAATTTTGTGAAGTTCGGCGGAATCATCCCCGAAAATCAATCCGTCGTCCATGTAGTTAAGGTAGGCGGAACAGCCTAATTCCTGCTTGATATAATGATCAAGCGGCGTTCGGTAAATGTTTCCGAAAATCTGACTGGTCAGATTGCCGATGGGAACGCCGGCATCACCTTGAACGCTGTCGATAATGCCGTCGATGACTGTCAGCAAACGTTCGTCTTTAATCTTTTGACGAATGCACTTTTTCAAATATGCGTGGTTCATGGTCGGGTAAAACTTTGAATGGTCAAATTTAAAACAATACTTATAGCGGCGAACATAGTCGCTGACCTTTAAACTCGCCTTATGCTGACCGAATCCCTTGCGGCAGGCAAACGCCGTGTTAATGAACGTTGGTGCAAAAATCGGTTCAATGATTAAATTAACTGCCCAATGAATGATGCGGTCTTCAAAATTGGCAATGGAAATCTGCCGTTCTTTCGGTTCGTAAATGGTCTTGTGAATATAGTCGCCGTGTTTCCATTCGCCGTTCAAAACCGACAAGCGCAAGTTTTCAAGCCGGTCTTGCCAACCGGCTGAAAAACGTTGAACGGAAGGAAGCTTGGACTTTCCTTTTTTGGCGTTTTCATACGCTTCTAAAAAGTTTTCTTTGGATATAAAATCATCCCAAAGATTACCGTATCTTTTCATTTCAGCCTTTTTATCGGTTGCGGCACCTTCGGCGAACCTACCGGCGACCGCAACCGCTTCGTTTTGTATTTTGCCACCCTTGCGGACGACAGGGCTATGAAACCAGCCGGAATTGAAGTTTACCGAAACCTGTTTCCGTATCAAGCCGCGGGCCGAGTAATTCGCATTGCACGTCGCACGGGAATTATTGCCATCGAGCGCACGGGAACCGCAAGACGCGGAATTATTCCAATTACCGCCCCCGAGCAACACGAAGCAACCGTACACTACCGGCCGCAATAGAGCCTCATAGCCAATTTTTAACGTCGATCGCCTTACGGCGATACGACGACCGTGTTCCGTTTTCCGTTTTAATCGTCCAACCGTGCCATACGGACGACGGGAAACGCGAACCGCGAATAACGGGTTCTTACGCATACTCGAACCCCCGTAAAATCCGGCTCAAGCCGCGGGCCGAGCAAGACGCAACGCACGTCGCACGGGAAAAATCGCCAACGAGCGCACGGGAACCGCAAGACGCGGAACCATTCCAATTACCGCCCCCGAGCAACACGGGAATAGCTCCGTAGGTATCACCCTTGCCGTCGTTAATCCCTTGCCAATTTACACTCCCGATGCCACTGCAATTCGACAGGAATTCCCATAACGCACCGCAACAGCCCCAAAGTCCGTATCTGCTGATCATCGAACGGTTCGCCGTGTCTTTCCAAAATCCCGTCGTTACAGGATCCGCCG